CTAACTTCCAACTTTGACTAGATCCTGTATTTGCTATTTTTAATGCAATAGCTCTAGCTCTTGCACGTGTATCTACTTTTTGTGTAGATGAAGATACTGTAAAAGGTCCTAATGATGAGCTAGCTTGAGTATCATTTGGAAAATTTCTTAATTGTAATGTAACTTGCGTATTACCTGTTTGAGATATAAAGTCTGGTATAAATCTTCTAATTTTCATTATAAACTCACCATCTCCTCTAATATCAGCTCCACCTGTTGATTGGCCTAATGCACTTGTTCTTTGACTTATATCAAAATCTCCAGAAGATATGTTAGCTGTAATAGGTGTTACAACAGCTCCTTTTACTTGATCTGTTCCTGTTTCGTGTTCATAGTATATTGTAGAACCTTCTGTGTTTCCTACAACATCAAAAGATGTGTCTACTCCTGCACTATATTCTAAAGCATGAGGTGTTCCAAATACTGCAGAATCTCTCCACATTGTTCTAGCCAGAGTTCCATTTGTCCAAACAGGTCTTTGTGGTGAAGAATCAAAATAGTTATATGCAACCATTCTGTTTACAACAGATGATGAGGAAGTTGGATAAAACCAT